TGGCTGCATTGCGAGGTTGAATGATGAGGCAGACCAAGCTGACCAAGGCCGCGCGTGGCCGCGAGTGCCAAGTGCGTATCCCAGGCGTGTGCAACGGTAACCCCGAAACTACTGTCTTGGCGCACTACCGTCTGGCGGGTACCTGTGGCATCGGTAAAAAGCCGCACGACATGCAGGGCGCCTGGTGCTGCAGCGCGTGCCATGACGCTTGCGACGGTCGCAGCAAGGCCTTAGATCGCGACACAGCACGGCTGTATCACGCCGAGGGCGTCATGCGCACCCAAGCGCTGTTGCTCAACGAGGGGGTGCTCATCGCATGAAGCCGGCAGCCGTGTCTGGGTTCAGCCCCAAGAAGCCCAGGGCCAAGCGCGTAGACCGCGAGGGCCTCGAGCAGGCCACCCTCATGACCGAGATCAAGCTGCGCTGTCCAGACGTGTACGCGAATCTCCACCACACCCCGAATGGCGGGCATCGCAGTTGGGCCGAAGCCAAACGCCTCAAGGCCCAGGGCACCAAGCCTGGCATTCCCGATCTGCAGCTGACGCTGGCTCGCGGCGGCTATTTCGGCCTGTTCATCGAATTCAAGGCCACCGTTGAGCCGGCACCTGTCTCGCCTGAGCAGTACGCCTGCATCGAGCGGCTGACCCGCGAGGGTTACCTGGCGGTCGTTTGCTACGGCCATTTCGACGCCATGGAGTGCTTGCGAGCCTACATGGCCCTGCCCAAAACCGAGGTAGTGCAATGACCAACACCGCAGCTGTGAAAATCAGCGACTCCGAGATCCGTCGGCAGGCCGCCGGGTCGGCGCGAGACTTGCGCAGCCTGGCCAGCAAGGGCCTGTACTTCCGCTTTCACCGGTCCCGTGATCGGGGTTCCTGGTACCTGGTCATCAAGGGCAAATGGCACCGGATCGGCTCATACCCAGAGCTGAGCGCCGCCAAGGTGGCCGCTGCGCTGCCGGATATCCGCCTGCGCCTGGAAGCGGGCGAGGGGTCTAGCCTGTCGAGCTGGGTACTGACCGGTGAATTGCTGACCTGGTTCGCTGAGCGCATGGCCCGGGACCGCAACCTGTCTGGCAAACGCAAGAGCACGGCGGCGTCGGCCATCAAGCAGCACCTGGTGCCGCGCCTCGGGCAGGTGCCACTGGCCCAGGTCGACAAGGCGCTGCTCGACCGGGAGCTGATGTGGCCGCTGCAAGAGACCCTGTCCATCGACTACGTGCGGTTGGTCTTCCAGCTGCTGGCCCTGGCCTTCCGACAAGCCTTCAAGCTGGGTTACATCAGCTCCAACCCCATGGCTGGCATTCGCTTCGGGGACTTCTCGAAGGCGAAGGTCACGGTCAAGCCATCGCGCCTTCGTGGTGTGCACCTTGAAGATCTGATGAGTCGCATGAAAAGCACCCTGGCCCATAACCCGCAGCATGGCCTGCTGGCCCTGATGATGCTGTGCCACGGCACCCGGCTGGGCGAAACCCGCATGGCCCGCTGGAGCCACATCAGCCTGGCCGAACGGGAGTGGTACATCCCGGCCGAGCACACCAAGACCGGCGTGCACCACCGTTTGCCCGTGACCGACCAAGTCCGGTTCCTGCTGATGGCCTACCGTGAGATCCAGCGCAATCAGGGCTATGACGGCGAGTTCGTTTTCCCAGGGCGCCAGGGTAAACCCATGAGCGAAGCCAAGGCATCGGCAGTCTTCACGGTCATGGGGCAGGGTGAGTGGACGAGCCATGACCTGCGCAAGCTGGCCCGCACCGGCTGGGCTGATCTGGGCGTTGACCACCTGGTAGGTGAGCTGCTGATCAATCACACCATGGGCCATAACGTGAAGGTGTACATCCAGTCCGACATCATGGCCCGCAAGCGTGAGGCCCTGGAGAAGTGGCATGCACACCTTGATCAGAAGGGTTTCGATTCGGTTCACGGCTTGACGGGCGATAGATCGATGGATTCATGGATTCTCTCGCGGGCCGCAGAGCGTGCGGGCTTCGGGGCACTTCCGGTATCCACCATAAGCGAGGATTCAAAATGACGAAAGTCGATCAGAGGCTGCAGCAGTTTGAAGCCTTCATGACTGAACTGAATGCGCAGCTGGTGCGCTGTGGGAAAGTCGATCAGGCCCGATTCGCCGAGAGCCAGCGCGAATGGTGGTGGCTCGTCTGGGTTGCTTCCCGAGACATCATGGAGATCACAAACCCATTTCCCGCCCAGATGGGTGATCCCGATGCTGATTGGGCCCGGGAGGTTGCTGAGAAGTCGCTGCGCGCTCAAGGGCTGAAGGTGGTCGGTTGATGAAGAATCACGGCCCAGCGCTGCGAAAGGAGCGGGTCATCCTGGCCAGGTGCCCAGATTGCAACGGAAGGGCAGTGATCAAGGGCGTCTTCCATGAGTTGCCATGTGGCCGCTGCAATGCATCGGGCTGGCTGTCGGCCGTCACTGGCGAGCCACTGTCACTGGAAGAACTTGTCACGCAGCTGGGCCTGCGTGTGCATGAGCTGGAGCAGCAGGTTGATCGCCAGCGGCCTCCGCGCACCGAAGGTCCATCTGCGCAGTACGAAACAAACAACCGCCGCGGGGCCGGCGGCACCAACTACACCGGTGATTGAGGGGGAAGGACATGATTTACAGCAGCGTACTTGCGGCGGTCGTCTCGGCCCTGGCTGCAGAAGCGATCGACAATACCAGCAAGCAGGCCTGGCAGAAGCTATACGAGCCCGGCAGCGAAGACGGCCACGACATGGCAACTTTGAGCAGGTCGGTGGAGCGCGGCGAAATCAGCCGTATGGATGCTGATTGCTGGGTGTTCGCCAGGCTGCACAGTCAGCTGAAACCGCGGCACTGGGATGTCCTGGTGGCAAGGTTTAGCACGCACAAGGGGCGAAAGGTTCAGTCGATCAGCCGCCTGATCCCCATGGTTGCCTCCCATGCTCCGAAGCTGTTCATCACTAGTGCAGTGACGGCTTGGGCAATCCCGAAGATGAAGGGCGCCGATGGAAAGCGGTCGAGCGACATGATCGTGTTGCCGACTCAATTCTACGATATCAACCGGTGGGACCCGGATGCTCGGCCTGAGCGAACTCGCCGCCGCTGGAGGAAGGACATCGAGGACGTGCTGAAGCAGATGGCCGAAGAAGCACTGAAGGCCGCGGCCGACATCCTGAGCTACGAAGGTCTTTCGATGGAAAATGCCGCTTGACATCAAATGGCCGCATGGCCGATTATTTCTCCATCCTGTCATTCCTGCGCGTGTTGAGGAGTGAATGTTTAATCAAGCCCAGCCAGACGTTGGGCTCTTCACTTTCTGGTGGGGCTATGAGTTGGGACGTTCTTGTTGCTGCAATTAAACAGAAAGAAGCTCTTCAACCGGACGACAAGGTTGCACGAGTTACCGTTAGCGAAGAGTTTTTTGAGCGCATTAAGCTCGATAAGAATGCTGTGATCGGCTCATCAGCTATCTCGCCTACCGAGGTCGAGCTTCATCTTCTGGGGTATCCTCTTTCGATTAAGGACATGCAACCGGACTTTCTGATCAACATGTCCCCTCGCTAACCTTTATTTAGCTACATCTAAGGCCCCCCCATTTGCTGGGGCCTTATTATTTATGCAGATGAATGCCATGGCTGAATGGCAGATTGCGGCGCTCGCTCCCACTAGGCCCGCTGAAATAGAACGAGAGGGAGTAAGCCGGGTACGCACCGGCCATCTGCACCAACTACAAGGCTCACCGCTCGGTGGGCCTTTTTTATTTCGGAGAACTTGATGGACCCGACCGACCTCGGCCCAGGCACAGCCACCTGGCTGGGCGGTACGGGCACCGTCCTGCTGGGCGGCTTCCTTTGGCTGCGCAAGTTCCTATCGAAAGATGCGACCGATCGCGCAATGGACAACGCCGATATCGGCACGGTGCGCCGCCTAAACGAACTGCTCGACTCGGAACGCGAGGCTCGCAAGCTTGCCGAGGCTCGGGCTGACCAGTTCGCCAAGGAGCGCAACGACCTTGCCGCCACCGTTGGGCGCATGGAAGGGAAGATCGAAGCTCTGACCAGCCAAGTCGGCCAACTCACTGAGCGAGTGTCACTGCAAAGCGAAGAGATCGCCCGCTTGCGTACCAAGCTTGGAGGTATGTCGTGATGGACAGATGCGCACTTGAATTTATTGCCCGTCGCTGGTGGCGTCGCATTGAGGTTTGGGTAATCGCCTTGTTGCTCGTGGTCGGTGGCGGTTTCGGTGGCTACCAACTCGCTCAATGGGCCCTTGCCCGCAGCTACCTAGAGCAGGTCGCCGAGATCCGCGCTGCCTATGACGAAGCCAGTCTGCAGCGCGACCAGCGCCTGGATGAGCTGGCCAGGCAAACCGGTAACGCAGCCGCCAAAGCATCGAAGGCGGCAACCACCGCCACACAGGCTGCCGACAAAGCGGACGAAGCGCTCAATCGAGTGGTGCCATAACTAGCGATGCAGGCACAGCCATTTATCTGCGACATCCCCCATGGTGGAAGGGGCGCCACTCTTGATCCAAGCCATGAAAGATCTGTCGAACTTGAAGTCCTCACCGCATTCCGCGACCAGGAACTGCCGTACGGACTGAGTGTTGCGATAGTTCTTATCAAGAGGTGTGTCGCGTTTTATCAGGCCAGCGTGCCAGTCGAAGCTCATTTCCGGTTCCTTGGATAGGAAGATCCCCGGAGCGTAGCACCCCTCGCGCCACGTAATCGAGATGCGCCGTTTCGTGGCGCGGAGACATAGATGAACCGACAGCAGATCGCGACCGCGTACAGCCTTTTCCATGAGCGCGACCGAGTGCAGCGCCGACTTGACACCGTGCTGAGCGGCAAGGGTGTGTCACTGGCCATCACAGGCGACTACCAGGGCGAGGGTGTCCTGCAGTCGGTAACAGAGCCGCTGGCGGATCACTTCAGGGCTGAGCTCGCTGCGATCGATGACCAACTCAAGCTGCTGGGCTGGAACGGCGAGTAATGTAGGGAACAGACGATGGCCAGAACGCGAGCGCCTTACACACCCTGCTAGCTCTATTTAGATGGTGCCGACGGCATCGAGGTTGGTGACTACATCACCACTGCTGCCGGTTCTGCTTACCTGGTGCAGACGCTGAGGGTGGGCCGCAGCAGACCGGAGCGCAAGCATATGGACTGCCTACGTTGGCCCATTGCTGAGGTACCGGCTGATGCACGGTGCTACCAACTTACCTGGTACAAGAGATGAGGAGTGCCGGCCATGGCCAAGGTTTACGCAACAATCCTCTGCCGCCACCGCTGGTGGTTGAAGTACTACTTGGCTGGCGTGATGCTCGCATGTCACATCACCGGGCGTGATCCTCACATTGGTCGCGTCACGCGCTGGATAGAGCGCGGCATCGTGGTCGAGGTGTGTTGATGGCCAGGCTCAAGACGATCAGCCCTCGCCTCCGGGAAGCCGCCAACGCCAGGGTCAAGCTGATAGACCCCAGCAGTTGGCGTAGTGGAATGACCAGCTCGCAGCGCGGATACAACTACAAGTGGCAGAAGGCGAGAGAGCGATTCCTCGAAGAAAACCCGCTCTGCGCCTACTGCGCGAAGATCGGACGAACGACCGCCGCCAGCGTTGTTGACCATGTCGTGCCGCACCGCGGTGATCGCGATCTGTTCTGGAGCCAGGACAACTGGCAACCGCTCTGCAAGCCCTGCCACGACTCGGTCAAGCAGGCCGAGGAGGCCGCAGGCCTGGGCAGGTGACCCGCTCGGCGCCCTGAAACGGTGCGGTCGTCGTAGTGGCACGCCATTGACGTGCCGCATATTGGGTAGGGGGGTCAAAAGCTAGGGATTCTCATCTAGCTAGACCGCTCCCGACCCCACGTACAGATTTTTTTCCCCCACAGGATTTTTGTTAAATGGCTTTAACATCCCGCAAGCGCGCTTTCATCGCCGCGCTGAGGGAAGGTGCGTCCAATCGGGACGCTGCTGTGGCCGCTGGCTACTCCGAGCGCACAGCGTCTGCGGCGGGCTCTCGGCTGGTCAGGGATAAGGACGTGGCGGCCGAACTGATGAAGCTGCGTGCCCTGGGGCTGATGCCTCCAGATGTTAAAGGCGATGTTAAACCGGATGTTAAAGCCAGGCCCGCCGCCAAGGCTGCCAAGGAGGCTGAGCCGGGCCCGGAAGGGGCACCGGAATCCGAGGAGCAAGTAGAGCCGGAACCTGCCGGCTTCGACCTGGCCCAGGCGCTGCTCCACCGTGACCCGAAGGACTTCCTCCTCTCGGTGATGAACGACATGGGCACGGAAGCGAAGCTTCGCGTAGACGCCGCCAAGGCCCTGATGCCTTTCGTTCACCCGCGCAAAGGCGAGAGCGGCAAAAAGGACCAGGCCCAGGCCAACGCCGATAAGGCAGCTACCGGCAAGTTCGGCACACGCCGCGGCCCGCTGCAGTCGGTGAAATGATGGAGTGGTCAACCGCCTGCCCAGACTGGGAGCAGCGCATCGCTGCCCGCCAGAGCCTGATTCCGTTCGAGCCGCTATTCCCGACCGAGGCCGAGGAAGCCCTGGACGTATTCGGCGCGCTGCGCATGGTGGACGCGACCGGCAGCCCGTTGATGTGCGAGACCGTACGTGACTGGGTCAACCAGTTTGTGGCCGCGATCTTCGGGGACTATGACCCGGATTCTGGC